CAAGCGTGGGCTTGAATTGGTAGACCCTGCTAAGACTGGTAAGACTTACCAACCACAAGAAATTTTCACGCTTGAAGATGTGAACCATGTTGAGAAGTTCCAAGAAGGCAAACGTGTCATGATTCAAGTAAACGAGCCATTCACTTATCAAGGAGAAACACTTGAGCAACTTGCAACACTTGAACAAAACGGTAAATTAGGTATTTGGAAATGGACTGAACCAAAAGCAGAAAAACCATCCAGCGAATTAGATACTCAGCCTGTTCAATAGACCGCTGTTTTTAGAAATGGGGTGGTTTAATTGGAATTTTTAACCTTACTTGATAAACTCACGCCCGTTTTAATTGTGATAATTCCAAGTTATTTCTCGTTTAAAAGTACGCAAAACACAAAAGAAACTGAAAAACAAATCAATGTTCTTACGGATAAAATCGGAGACCTTGAAAAATCAGTTGGTGAAGTTACTGAAATTGGGCGAGACAATCGTAATAACCTTTCACTTATTAGAAAAGGTTTGCAACGGTTGCAACGATTTCGATTGCAAGAGAATTTGAAAAAAGCAATTAGGCGCGGGTGGACAACTCAACATGAAATCGAAGAGCTTTCAAGGCTCTATGAAAGTTATGTTGAATTGGGCGGAAATGGCGCCATAAAAATATTGTTTGAGAAGTTTCTCAAACTAGAAATTTCGGAGGAAAAATAATGAACAAAATTAACTGGAAAGTACGAGTATTAAATAAAACATTTTGGCTAACGTTAGTGCCAGCTTTAGCATTGTTATTACAAACATTTTTAGCGGTGTTTGGCGTTAAAATTGAGCTAGGCGAAACAATTGATAAATTATTAGTATTTATCAACGCATTATTCGGTGTATTGATTATCGTTGGTATTGTTAACGACCCGACAACAGCTGGTCTGACTGACAGCACAAGAGCGCTTGGGTATCACGAACCAAACGAAGACTAAACTAAGAAAGGGAGGTCCTAAGACTTCCCTTTTTATTTTTCATGAAAGGGGGACAACCTTTGAAAAAAATTATTAAACGAAAAGCTGGCGTTTGCGTCGATGTCAGAGAGAAAGATTACAAAGTGAAAGAAGAATTTTACAGTCACGACAAAAACAACGCATTTATCGAAGTGAAATTGAATGGAGTAGATACTGAAAAAATTATAGTGTTATTCCATTTCAAAACGACAAATCGCTTCTTGGAAGTCGTAGGAGTGGTTGAAAATAATATCGCAACTGTTCCATTCGATACTAGCTTAATTACAACGGATGAAATCGTTCATGGGTTTGTTTATGCTGAAAAAGTCGTACAATCGGCAGACATTCTTAAATTCTCGTTTTGGGTTCGTGTGTCTGAAATTGACAAACATAGCGAATTGCCCGTTATCGAGAAAGAAACTAAAAGAATTGTCGCTGTAACGGATATTGTAACGAAAGCAGAACTAGAAGAGGCGATCAAGAATATTCATGTCGAAGGTGCAACTTTTGACGATTCTGAAATCTTACGACGTTTACAAGTGCTTGAAACGAAACCAGAAATTGATACAAGTTCATTCGCTACTAAGCAAGAACTGGGAAACAAAGTTGAACGTGCTGAAATTGAGCAAATTTCAAGCGAAATTGAGACTTTAAAAGCAAAGACAGATAAAGACACCGTCTATGATGATACAGCCCTCAGAGAGCGTGTATCAGCCTTAGAGAGCAAGCCTAGTATTGACACAAGCTCATTTGCTACAAAAGAAGAATTGCGGACTATTTCATCAACTCCTGGTCCAAAAGGAGATAAAGGTGAAACTGGGGAACGTGGTCCTCAAGGTTTACAAGGCTTGACTGGTCCGCAAGGTCCACAAGGTATCCAAGGCGAACGAGGTCCAGAAGGTCCTAGAGGGGCAGACGGACTTCAAGGTTCAATCGGTCCTCAAGGTGTTCAAGGAGAACGAGGACAAGACGGACAAGCAGGTCCAAAAGGAGAGCGTGGGGAACAAGGGCAAGTCGGTCCTACTGGTCCTCAAGGTCCAATCGGATTGACTGGTCCTAAAGGTGCGGACGGAGTAGGCATTCCTCAAAAGCTAACTTTAAACGGTAACACGCTTATTTTGTCAGACGGTGGAGGCTCGGTAACTTTACCAGAAACCAGTCAAAATGCTTCAACTTCATCTAGTGAACTTACTGGTACTGGTATGCCGAATGGTAAAGTCGAAGGTAAACTAGGTCAAACCTATATTGACACCGCTAAGACAAATGGCGCCTTGAAATGGATTAAACGAACTCCTTCAGGGAATCAAGGCTGGGCGGTATTAGATGGAGACACGGGTTGGAAAACCCTAAATTCAACTTCAAAACTCGGTAATTCATACGTAAAAGCACGAAGAATTAATGATATTGTGCAACTACAATTCGGTGGTTTGCAATGGGGTTGGTTCGGTATTGTTCGCCGTGGTGGGCTTGGATTCGTGGCGCATCCTGGAAACCGCGAAAAGAAAGTTTTCATCTTAACAAATGGGCAAATGCCTTATGGTTACCGAACAGCCACTTCGCTAATCGGACCGATTTATAACGATGATGGGGTAGCTTATGGTACATGGTATCTTGGTGGATATGGAGACGCAAATCACTTACGTTTCCAATTCTTAGACCCTATTCCAGCAGACAAAGACATCGGCGACATAAGGGTTTCTAACATAAGTTATTTCACAGACGACCCTTGGCCATTAACTTAAGGAGGAATATATAAATGGAAATTGATACAAGTAGATATAGAGAGGGATTACCTCAAATCGGTTACGCGCCTTATCACCAAATTCACGCGCATTCAACAGGAAACAGAAATTCAACAGCACAAAACGAAGCAGACTACCACATGCGCCGTCCTGTCGAGTCAGGTTTTTTCTCACACGTTGTGGGGAATGGACGCGTAATGCAAGTAGGTCCCGTCAATCAAGGCGCTTACGATGTAGGTGGCGGTTGGAACTATGAGACGTATGCAGCGGTTGAATTAATTGAAAGCCACTCAACTAAAGAAGAGTTTATGGAAGATTATCGACTATACATTCAATTATTACGCGATTTAGCAGACGAGGCTGGACTTCCTAAGACATTAGATTCAGACGCGTTAGAAGGTATTAAATCACACGATTATTGTACTAACAATCAACCGAACAATTTTAGCGACCACGTTGACCCGTACCCTTATTTAGCAAGCTGGGGAATCAGCCGTGAACAATTCAAGCATGATATCGAGAACGGGCTTGAAGAAATTAAGGAAGGTTGGCACAGCAATTCAAAAGGCTGGTGGTATCAAAATTCAGACGGAAGCTATCCAGCTAACAAGTGGCAGAAAATTAATGAAAAATGGTACTTCTTTAATGAGGATGGTTATTGTTTAATTAACAAATGGATTAAACGCGATGGTGCATGGTATTGGTTAGGCAATGATGGAACAATGGCTACTGGATGGAAGAAAATCAACAATGAATGGTACTATTTCAAACAAGATGGCGAAATGGTTACTGGTTGGGTTAAATACTATGATAAGTGGTACTATTTAAACACGACTAACGGCTTTATGGAGTCAAACCAATTCGTAAAAGGAAAAGACGGATGGTACTATATCAAAGAAGATGGAACTATGGCGGACAAGCCAGACTTCACTGTTGAGCCAGACGGATTAATCACCGTTAAAGAAGAAAAAGAAACAACAAAAGAAGAATCTAAATAGCAATAAGCCTACTCAATCGAGTAGGCTTTATTTTTTTGCAATTTTTCTCAAAATATTTTTAAAAAAGTGTTGACATTATATGCCAAATGGGGTATAATATAATTGTAAGGAGGTGAGGGAATGGATGATAAAATCACAACTCTAGTAGCAATCGTCGGAATAGCGGTTGCAATATCAAGAGAAGCTAGAGAGTGGTACAAAGCCACAAAAAAAGAAAAACGACAAAACCCAACCCGAAAAAGAAGGATATGACGTTTTTCAAGAGGGGAAGGATAACTTCCCTCCCCTCAATTATATATAAGTAGAAAGAGGAAATCAAGATGAAACATATTATTATTATTTTAGTAGTAGCTTTGATTGTGTGGTATTCAGGAGGGGACAGAAATGAGAATTAAATGGCAAGGTACAGATACAGGAAAAAATGTTAAATGGAATGTGGAAGCAGAAAGCTATTATGAACTTTTACAAAAACTAATTGAAAAAGATTTAATAGACAACTATACAGATTTAGAAGGGTTTACGTTCCAAGAGTTACTAGACTACTCGGAAGAATTACGAAACCTAAACAACAATAATGATATTGAATCATTATACAATTATGACTTTGAAAAGCTACTTACATCATTAAAAGATGAACAGATTAGAAACATTATTGAGTCGAATAATGGCATGGCATATTATCAAACATTTACAGAAGAGTAGGGAATCGATATGTTAAGAGCAGACGAGAAAAAAATACAATGGTTATTTGAGAATTATTCAGGATATAGAATTGCTAAAGAGAGCGGGGTTGCACAATCTGTAGTTGCACGGTTAATAATCGGGGATAGAGAATTGAAAAACGTTTCTTTTGAAACAGCAAGCAAACTGACTGAATGCGCAGAGAGGTTTATCAGAGATGACTTTAAACGGTAAAAGCGGGCTAGTGATAGCTCGCTTTATTTGTTCCGTATTTGTTCCGTGAATTCAGAAAACGTAAGATTTAACAAGAAACGAAAACGTTGATATGATAGTAAAAATC